ATATTCTCGCTAATACATCAAGTCTTTCACTACGTGTATTGGCATACTCTTTCATAGCTTCTATAATCCATTTCCTATCCACATCGTGGAAGTGGTATTCATTAGCATCTTCGTGCTTCATTAGTATATCAGATGGTGTCATGTTATTTGTTTTTAGTAGTCAGGACAGGACTCGAACCTGTAAATATTTAGTATTTGTTCCATCCAATTTTACTCTTAGGACTCTATTTCTAAACTCCCGCTCAACTGGGTGCGTCTACCAATTCCGCCACCTGACTGTTTGCCCGTCTTTCCGAGCTGTCAAACAGACTTGAAACTTACCTACGCACAGTGAGGTATCTGTTGTGATCGTTCGCATTGCTTGTTCGGGGTGCACCCCTTCCAAGTTGCCGTGCGTGTCAGTAGTCAGGACAGGATTCGAACCTGTAGTCAGGGTTTCTCACCCCTAATGTGCATTGCATTCATAGCGTTTACCATTTCGCCACCTGACTAAAAGCCCCCCGCGTAGAAACGCAGGAGGGCTGATTGCTTGCCATATGAAAAAAAGTAATAGTAGACTCTATTGGATTCGAACCCACGCCAAAAGTTCATTCATTACTGGTTGTTGTGCCATATGTTTCGTTGTAGTATTGTTCGGCATTGGCATAGGGTGTGTCCTGTGTCCACATCTTTCGTCCTGCAAGATACGCCGCCATTACGTCATCCCTGTGGACCTGCAACAGATGCATCGCCCGCCGTTTTGTTTCGGCGAATTCGGGCGGAAGAGTGTCGATAAATGCCTGAATTTGGTCGCGCATAGACTAGTTTGTTTATGTCAATGTTTAAGACCTCGCAAATCTTCACGGCCCGGTATAGGCTGATTGACCGATCGCCTAGTTCCATGTGACCTAGGCTTTGTTTCATAATTCCCAACATCCCGGCCATCTGCTCCAGTGTGTATCCGCGCTCCTTGCGGTACTGCCGTATCAACCACCCCACGTTGTTCAGCAGTTGCGTGTGTTCTTTGGTTCGTGTGTTACCCATCACGCTTCTGTTGCGATTTGGTTCCTGTACTCCAAATCAATTAAAAGGTCAATGTAATGCTGCGCCTTGCGCAGGTCCTCAAGCCCTCCTTTGTCCCGGTGACGGCACAGGTATTTAATGGCGCAGCCCTCCAAATAGCCTATCGTGTTGGCGTGGATGAACTCGGCAGGTTGTATCTTAAACTGCTTGTAATGTTGCCCACCCTCCTGTTGTTTCCATGGGTCGACATACACTACCCTTTCTAGTTTCGTCTGCATGAAAGTCGCTGCTTGCTTTAGTCTGCGTAACATATGTAGTGTGAATTTGTGACAAAAAAACCCCCCGCGTCGACACGCAGGGGGGAAAACGACTGCTTGCCTATGAACGATGTAACTGTGTTAAAGTGGCCCCCGCGTAGAAACGCAGGGGGTAGATCCTATCCTAATGAAAGCCAGCCCCCCATGTGGGACTCGAACCCACACCCCGGACAACAGCGTCCGTCCCTACCTCCCGGTCATTGCCGGGACTGCCGATTGGCAATTAGACGAATGGGGGTTCCAATCAAAACCAACCATCAAAGAACTTGCGAACTGCGGGGAAAAACTCATCAACAAGAGGCTGTAGGTACTTTTTCATAGGTTACTTTTTGGGGTAAAAGATTTCGCGGTGGTCTTTGTGGTTGCAGTCGTAGCCCAAGGGGAACACGCCGTCTTTGTGGAACAGCACCATGTCGATTTTGCAGACCTCGACCTTTACCATCCACACGAAGCCTCGCGCCGCTTCGCGCAATGCGTCAAAGATGCCGGGTTTCTCGGCGGCTTGGGTTCCTGCGCTGAGCAAAACTGCGCAGATGATTACGATAAATTTCCGTTTCATTTAAGGTAAGTTTTACGAAAGTGGTTTAATGTATAGTCCTGTTTTTTCTGCACGCATTCATAAATGTAGTCCTCGATGCCACCCTTGGCAAATATCCAATACACGATGGCCGGCTTGACCCTGTCCTTGACCTGTATCCTAGCCCTCGCCTGCCAGTAGCTGACCGCGCTGAAGTCGATGTTGAACATCACCAAACAATCAGCAGACGATAGATTCAAACCTTCACGACCTGACTGCACCTGTGTGATAAAGACCTTTTCTGGACCGGTGGCGTTAAACTCACCACTGTCATAAACGATGCGCCCGGCGAAATAGTATTCAAGTACCGCCTTTTCTGCCGTGAATTTATAAAAGATAGCGATTTTCTGCCCCTCGAACTGATTTCGTATGAACTTGGCTTTCGTGTGGTCGAAGGATACCTGGACTAATTTGGGGTCCACTGGTTCGTCCACGATTACCGTGCCGCTGCACATTTGATGTAGTTTGTTTAGCAACTTAACTTCTGTGTCTGCCAAGATGGTGCCGTGCGATGTAACTAACACCCGGTCGCGCTTTAGACGCTTAATGCTGTCGTATGTCTTTGTTTCCATCGGCACAGTTAGTACCTGCTCCTCGATAGGAACGTAAAACCCGGCTTGCTCTTGCGTGAAAGTTAGGAAAAACGGCTCAATGTCTTTTCGGATGGCGTCTTCATCGGCGTCTGTGTAGTCGTTGATCTCCCGGTTGTAGATGTGGCGTTTGCGGACCGTGACGTAATGTTTGGCCCATGCGTAAAAGGTAGCGTAAGATGCCCATGGGGATGCTTCCGTCACGTTAAGTTGATGGTACAGTTGGCTGTAACTTTCGGGCGTTGGCGTACCGGACAGGAAGATGACCTTCGCGCTAGACTTCCGCACGATGCGCTTGATCAGCCTGTGCCGCTCAGCAGGTTCCGGGAAGGCCCCAAGGCCGTGCGCTTCGTCGCACACAACAATGTCTATGCGTTCTATATCGATGTCAGACACCTTGTGCAGCGACTCGTAGTTCACCAGTTGCATCTCGTATGCCGGGGCCATGCGCTCATAGTCTTCCTGAATGGATGGCATCGCCTTAAGCCGTGTAACGAACAGCACCATCCGCGCATCAAGGGCCTGCGCTACCGACAGGGCCGTCAGCGTCTTGCCAGTTCTGACTTGCATGGCGAGGTATAGGATGCCGCAATCCCGCAGGATCGCAGCACCCTTGTCAGCGATGGCTTTTTGGTAAGGCCGCAGACTAATTTTTCCCATGAATGGTCTTTGATACGTTAACGGCATCTAGCCACACTTTGAACGAACTTTCCGTCGCGTCATCGAGATACATGGCATACAAGTCTTCGAAATGCGCCCTTACGTCTGTCCATTCGTCGTAGGTCTTGAACATCTCCACAGGGAGTTCGCTGCAGAACTCAAGGAACGAAAGCACTTTCCGAATGCCCTGCGTTTCGTAGGTATCTTGTTCTTTAGCGAACCACAGGATGCCGCGCAGCATGCCCATGGCACTACCGCAGACGATGGCGTGCCTGCTGCCTACGTTGTACTTATACTCGCGGTGGTTTTGTTCAGCGTTGAACAGTTTGTTCTCGGCGTCGTGAATACGCGCCCAAAGGTCTTGGGTGTGATTAGTCTGCATGGTTGTCGTGTTGTTGGTTTTTGATTTCAATCCATTCGGCGAATCCCCATTCGTTGTCTTCTTCGAGCCACTGGTCATGAAAGACGCGGAACTCCTCAAGGTATTTGTCGGCGTCACCGTTCCACGGGTTACTCGGCATCAGCACATTGGGGATGGAGTTCATGTACGCCGGAAAGTCATTTATGCGGGAGGTGATGATGACCTTTTGCGCGTACTTGTCCGGGTTGGTGTTGACGTATTCCCGGTGCAGTCTCTGCAGGGCCATCACCACTATTTCATTCCTACCCGAACGAGCCTGCGCTGCTTTCAGTGCTTGCTTCAAATGTCCTATCTCAAAGTCCGACATGACTAGAATTTTTGGTGTGTGAGTTTATACGTAGCCTGTTTGGGCTTTGCGGAGCCATTCTGCGCCCTCCACAGTTGCAGGGTATAGTTGAACAGATTAAGGTCATCGACGGTCTCTGTGACGTCCTTGCGCAGCAACTGCCACCCTTCGCCTTGCATGTCTCCTACCTTGCCGTTGGTGCGGGTCTTGGCGTTCAGCCACAGGATGGCAACCTGGTCCACGTATATGCCGGCCTCTTCCAAAAGTCTCCGATAAGCCGCCAACTGCAGCCAATACACCGGGTAAATGGTGTTAGACGTCTTGATGTCGACAAGCATGGTCACATTGCCAATGGTCATGACCCGATCGACCGTACCTGCCCATCCCAAGTCGGGGTTCACGAAATTCTGTTCCGACATCATGATCTTGGGCGCGAACCGGTTGCAGAACTCCACGTATCGTTCGAACATCGCCCATTCCCCGACCTTGTACCCAAGATGCCCTTCATCGGTCAGCAGCGACACTTCGGCGCCGGCGTCGTAGGCTTCCGTCATGGCGTGCACGGTGGACCCTCTGCGCCCTGCTTCGTCGCGGATGTTGTCAGCATCCTGGCCGACGGATTTCAGCCACATGTAGTAACTCGCTTCCTTGGGGTAGGCTTCAAGGATGGTGGTAACGGACGGGACGAACTGCCCGTCCTCGGTCCAGTAGTACCTTCCATCGAGGAAGGTCAACTGCTTGGTGTTGGTGTTGATGATGAAATTAGACATGATGTAAGGTTTAGTGTAGTGCAAACTAAAAGGTGGGGCCACCACCTATTGGCAATGGCCCCTATTTTCAAAAGGGTACACTTTCCTCGTCATCCGGACCCTCGGCACCAAAGACAGGTGCAACCGGTTCGGACGCTTTCATCAACTTTGGCATGATGTTCGCCTTCAGATAGCCTTCGAGGTACTCCATCATGTCGGAGTCATCCCACTGCTCTTTGCCCTTTATCTTGACCTTGCGCAGTTGCGGGAGGTCGCGCGGAGTCTCCTTGGTCCAGTACCACCGGATGGCCTGATTGCCTTGGACCATTACTATACTGCTGCGTTTTTTATCGCCATCCAACTGCTGCCGTGGGATGAACTTGATCGGCTTGGACAGGTCGGCGTTCGGAATGGCCTTCAGGAAGGAGGACGCATTGCCCCCGCTGTATTGGAACTGCAGAATGTATTTGTTAGGGCCGTGCTGTCGGTCTTCCGAGATCTGCAGCATCCAAAATTTGCCGTACTCATTTTCCCGCGTGTCGATACCGGTAAGATGGCCCTGCACGTAGTCGTAGGTTTCCTCGTGTACGATTTTCCCGGTCTTGGTGATGCGCTCCTTTGATGTGGCCGTGGGTTCCTTGAACCGCCGCACGACTTTACCGTCCGCGACTGCGAGGTAAATGGATGTGGTGTTGTGTCCTAACATGGTATGTGATTTGATTTGGTGACTTAGTTGTTTGAGAAATTATGAACGCTGAAATGGGTGTGGTTATTGTTCTCGGCCCAGTAACGTAGTGTTCGGATGCGGCAGGCTAGGTCCATGTCATCAACGATGTTATGCCACCTTTCCACGAAGGCGTCGAGGACCCGTTCGGCATCTGCAGGCGTGCAGGCTTTTATGGTGGCTTTGGTCTCGGCGAAGTCATCTTCGTACTCCGCGTACAGTTCCTGCTTTACAAGACAGGTCTTGGACTTCACAATCTGGATGACGATAAAGGCGGCGATGGCGGCAAGGATGATGATGGCTTCCATGGCTACTCGTTTGTTACAAGGTGGGCCGTCCGCTCCAAGAGGTCGGCGTATTTCTTTTCGGCCTCGACATAGTAGGCACTGATGGCGTCGAACACGCGGCGGCTGCACTTGCCCTGTTTGAAGGCAATGTAGATTAGGTTCGGGGTGACGCCGATGGTTGCGGCGATAATCTTGGCATCGCCCGGTCTCTTAATCCGCGCCCACCTGTCAAGTAGTGTCTGTTCAATTTTCATATTCTAATTTTAGTTGGTTACGACATTTGCGAGCCAGTTAATGAAGGCTTCGAGGATAGCGACAAAGTAGATGAAGCCGATGATGCCAGCGATGATGACTGCATCGCGTCGGGTGAAGGTGCGGGGTCGGTTGTCCTTCATGGCTTGACGAATTTGGCAGACACGAAACGGGTATCGCTCCAACGGCATTCACGGCGCCCGACCTTGATGGCCTCCCGAAGATTAGCTGCGGTTACATAGTAGGTCTCGCAATTGTCGCGGTAAATGTTCTCCGGCTTGCGATCGGCGGTGATGCAGTAGGTCTTGAGGCTGTTGTAGACTTTCATGGCGTTGTGTTTTGTTGTGTGATTTGATAGTTGGAAAGATTGCGCGTATCCGTCGCGCCCCGGTAGTCTGTCATTAGCTAGCGTACCAAAATTCTGCGTTCAGTTTTGCTTCAGCATGTATATTGTATGCCGTGTTATAGTCATCATACCCCCAAAGTAACGGCTCTTCAAATTGACCATTTTTTGCGTCCCAGTAAGGATGTCTATCGATATGATTAATGAATTCTTCCTTAGACAATTCGAAAATCTCAGTAGTGGGTTCGTAGGTGCCTTTGAATTTTTCGACCCGGAAGCAGTAGAAAGTTTCTTGCGTGTTCATGGCGTTGTGTTTTGTTGTGTGATTGATAAGTCAAAACTAAAGCATCCCACAATACCAACCAAATTTTTCCCAAACTTTCTAGGATATTTTTTCTAATCCTGCATAAGTTGTTGAAAAACAAAGGGCAGGGGTATAGACCCCCGCCCGCACACACTACACCAACAAACCTATGATGAGACTATCTACCTATCTTGAATGCCATGTAAATGAGGATGGCCGAGGCCAGGAATATGGCTGCGATCATCCACGACCTTTTGGACCGGTGCTGCCCAACCAAAGCCCCCTTCGTTTGGTCAAGTTCGCTCTGCAGCCCGGCGCTGAACGACCGGTCCACGATGCGCGTGACAACTGTGTCCGTGATCGACACAGTGCGCAGCACATCCCGCCAGTTCACCTTCGTGATGTATATCGTGTCAGCTACCCTAACGGTATCGACGTAGATATTTTCGTTCACGATGGTGTCGTAGCGAATGAGGGTATCCCCTCGGACATAAAAGGTATCTGCCGGCTGCGGGTTGTCGCGGAGATAGTCGCGGATGGCCGCGTCCAACTGTTGTTTTTTTTTCATCGCACGCTTGACGGGATTACACCCGGAAAGGCCGAACAGCAGGAGCAGTGCAGTGATAATGATACCCCTCATGCTTCCGGCTTCAGCGGTTGACCTGCGCTGTTGGTGAACAGGTTTTTGGTCAGGTAGCCAAGGAGTGCCGAGCCTGCCACCTTTGCAATGGTCCACCACTCAGCTACGGTCGGCAGTGCGCCGCCTTCAAGGATGGTGCCAAGGCTGGCGAGGACCGATGCGAAGACAGCGACCAATGCACCCTTCCAAAAGTCCTGCATGTCGAGTTTACCAAAGTTGCTCATGGTTTACATTTAGTTATGATCTGTCCTGTTTGTCCCTCAAATCTAGTTTCACGTCATGGATGGCCTCAATGATGCGGTCCAACTTCGCGTTCATCGCCTTGTCGGTCTGCTCAAGGGCCTGCACCCTCACGTCAAGTTCCTTCAACTTCAATTCCATCCGAATGTAGATGCCGATCAGCACACCGATAGTGCCGAACCCCCACATGATAATCTCCGCGGTCATTTATGCTACTTTGTGAACGGTTACGATGACGGAAGGGATGGCAGGCCGGGTCGGGTTGGACTGTGCGGCGATGTAGTCCAGACGGACGCTGACATCAGATGAATGCCAACACAACTCAAAGTAATCACCTGCAACTGCGTTGACGAACAGGTTCCATGCGGCCACAAAGTTGCCGTTGTTGCCGATCACAGTGAACTCTGTGTTGGTGTTCGCCACATTGCTGCCGTTTTTGCACAGCCAAATGTCCACAATATCATCCCCGCTGTCGGTCTTCGCTAACTGCGCTGAGAACTGCAGGTTGTAGACGCCGGTGTTGGCAATGGTGATGCGGCTGTCGCTGACGATAGACACGCCATTTGCCAAGTCCGTCGTGTTCAGCGTGATTTTGTTCACTGACGTTCCGCCGGCGTTCGTTTGGTCCTGCGTCGAGTAGAACGAACCATAGTAGACGGGGTTGCCTACCATGACATGTGTCGTGGACGGGGTCGATGTGACGTTTACCTGACTCATAGGGTGATGTCTTCGATTAGGACGAACGGGCCGCGAAGGTATGTTTGCACTGTGCCATCAGTGAACGCCGCCTGCACGTCGTAGTAATACCGCCCACCTTGGTCGATGTTCATAATGCGGCTGATGGTGATGACGTTGTTCCCGGCCCCGCCCACGGTGATGCCATCGCCTTCGGTCAGTGTCATCTTCACATCCCCATCGGGCCGGGTGCGTATTTGCATCTTGACGTCCGCGGTGGCCAGGGATATGGCTACGTTCGACCCGTCCGTCACCGTGATGGTGTTTTGGAACGAGTCGTTGCGGTAGGCTGTGAATGCGAGGATGCCGGGTTCGTTCATGCTGCTAAGTTACGTCACTGCTTGGTAGTCGTGCCGGACGTCGCGGCGGCTTGGGCCGCTGCTCGCTGCGCTGCCTGCTGCTGCCTGCGCTGCAGGTTGAGTTGCTGCAGCACCCAGTTCGTGCCTCGGTCTGCATGGTTGTTCAGCGTCGAGTAGCGCTGATAATCGGCCCCGCGCATCTCAAGATTGCCAGATGCAAGCTGCTTGCCCGTCGAGTCTTTGATGACATAGTAGAACCGCGCGAAGGTGGCAAGGTCATCTTGCACGCAGTCCACGTCGACATCGTCTGCGTCGATAAGTTGACCTTGGAACCACAATTTGAATTTCTGCACGGGGATGGGCTTCTTTGTGCTGTCCGTCTGCGCTTCGGCGCCGAACGTGATGGCGAGCATGGCGATGAGTGTTACGTACTTCATTTTTTATCGGTTTTAGATTGTTCGTTTTGCTTATTGACTTGTTGAACGATTTTAAGCCGTATTACCTCGACCTTCTTTGCGGGCAATTCGCCGAGTGCGTCGTATACCGTCTGCACTTCGTCTGCTGTGAGCTCCAGCGTGAAGGTCTTGGGCGGTGTCGGTTGGAAGGACGTGAGAGTTAGGACAGCGAGGATGGCGAGTGATTTTCGCATGCTGTATGGGTTAAAGTGGTGTTACGATTGCAAGGCGGTAAAAGGTTCCGCCGACTTCGACCTCGATGTAGTTGCCTGTGTCGAGTTGTACTGACGTTGCGACCTTCGTGCCGAGTTTCCATGCAGCAGCAGTGCCCGACGTCGGCGCTCCTGTCGTGATGGAGCCCGTCAGGATAGCGTCGCCCGTCACCTGTAGTTTATAGTTGCCGAGGTCGGTGGTCGATGCGATTTGTACTTCATCGCCGAAGTAGGACTTATCGGCGACCTGCAATTTAAACGTGCCTTGGTCTGAGATGCCCACGCGCAGTTCACCGCCTGCGTAGACCATCTCGTTGGCTCCAGTCAGCGAGCCGTTGGCCGTGCCGCTGCCGTACGTTGCGAAGGTAATGCCCGATTGCAGCAGGAACATCGCCGCGCCCGGGTTCGACGTGGTGTACTTGTAGGAGCCGTCGTAGTAGACGTTCGCGAGGCTCTGCACGCCGCCACCTGCGAGGAAGAGTGTCGCGCCCTGCGGCCCTTGTATGGCGTTGCCGAGTGACCACGCCGCGAGTGTCTGGTCGAGTGCGATGTGTCGGTTCACGCGCAGGTTAGTGTCGATTAGCACGTCATCGCGGAAGTTCGCGTTACCGTTGACTTGTAGGCGGTAGTCCCCGACGTCGGTGGTGGTGTTGATGAGGAGTTCGCCGTCGTTAGTCATGCGCATGCGTTCGGAATAAGATATCGTACTCCCTGCCGTTGAGTTTCCCGCATTCAACCAAAAGAATGCTCCATCATTTTGCAGATAACGAGATGAAAAACCGTTGTTTACCCTTCGGTAATCGCTTCCGTCATAATAGGCATTTGTGCCAAGTTGCAAAAACGAGTTATCCGCTACTGCAATATGTCCACCGTGTCTAAATTGCATCACGTTTGTAAATCCGCTCCACGCCGATGTCGCAGTACCTATTCCGATATGTTGTGCAGCACCTATAACGATGGTTGGATTTGCTGCGGAGTCGTAAATGCTACTATTCCCCACCCTCCCGCTTGCCGTGAACTTCGCGACGCGGTTCGTCGTACCACTCCCGCGCGTGTACGGGTTCAGCATCGTGGCGGTGTCGGATATGTTCACCTTCAGCGCGATGAGTGCGCCGAGACTGTCGTCGCCTTTTTTGCGCCACGCGCGGGTAGAGATGACGGTGGTGTCGACATTTGCCGTGACACTCGTCCATCTGCTGTTTATGCTATCCCAATATTGGAAATTGTTGCGCTGCACGCTGAAGATTAAGAGGCCGTTGCGCTTGACCCCGGTGATGGCCGCAGTGTCGGACACGATTGGCGGCATCATGCCCTTGTTGGCTCCATAGCGCGGCCCGATGGATATGTATGCCGCAGTGTCGGTCACAGCGTTGCGGCCTACGGACATTTGGTTCCTGAACACATAATCCGGTACGGGATTGATCTGCTGCGCTTGTGACTCAAAAAACACGAAAAGTGAGCAGCAAAAAAGTAGGTGTCTCATTTTTGGAATATTTTGATGATTTCGCCGAAGTTCAAGTCACTATCGAACCACACCCGCTGCGCCGATTCATCAACTACACATTCGCCAGGGTTCACAGATGTGACAACAGGAATATCAGTGATGTTTGTAGTAGTTGTCAGGCTGTCGGTGTAGGTGTATTCCGTCAGTGATTCTTGCAGGTAACTTTCAACCGTTCCCGTGATAGGTGTGAGAGCTGTAAATGAGTAGGACGCAGCGACCGCAGGAAGGGTAGGGTAGGCCGTTGGGCTCTCCTGCTCGATGATGATGTAGTTGACCCCGGACAGCGTCACGTAGCGGCCCTTCTTGAACTTCTGCGTGCCGAGCTGCGTGGTGAAGTTGACGACCGCCCCCATGATGTTCACCTGCAGCCTGTTGGTGCTGACCGACGAGGTCGTCACCGTCGTGCCCCAACTGGTTGCGTCGATGGCGGTCTTGAGGCCGTTGCGGACGGCGGTGGTGTTGTCGCCCGACTGCACCGTATACTTGGCGATGGTCGAGCCGTAGTAGACGCTGTAGGTGCTGCCCACGGTTGGCGTAGGGCCGAACTCGTAGATGATGGTCCGGTTGCCGCTTGACAGGCTGTTGCTGATTGTGATGAGCCAGTTCCCTGATGACAGCGACCCGAGCCTGACCCCGTACCATTCATAGGTGTACACGTTCTGCGTCTGCGTTCCGCCGAAGGTCACGGCATGCTTGACCCCGATGCCGTTCCTGTCAACAATTATCACATTACCTGCGACAATGCCGACCACATCAATGTATGGCTGCGCCGACACTACTGAATATGATCTTGCGCCGTACATATTAGTCGACGTAAATGGTTAGGATGTATTCATCAACACCCAAGGCCATGCCGAACTCAAGGGACCCTGCCCCGCTGCTGTACTTGACCTGCGAGCCGGTTGGCGTTCCGGTTGTGATGACCTCTAGGCCGATGCCGTTCCTGCGCACGTCAAGTACATCGACCCCCAAAATCACGGGGTCGGATATGGTGGTCTCGCCGCCTGTTGCGGTGTATCCCCAACTGTCCACGTCAGTCAATGGTGTGTTTACCACCACCTGGTCGAAGGACGGGTCCCCGTTCATCGTTAGCGTGAAGGAGTAGGTCGCAAGGGAACCAATGGCGCCCGTCATGCTTATCTCGTCGATAAGGCACGGCACTTCGTAGGTCTTGCTGTTGCCCTGAGGGTCTTGGACGGTGTATTTGGTCAGAATGATGAAGTGTTCCTTCATCGAGTCCAAGAGGTCGAAAATGCCGTTCTTACCGCTGTCGGGAATGACCTTGATGACGCCGTTACTGCTGATGGTGCCGGTGGTGCGGCCATAGATGTATGACCGCCATTTGCCTGATGTGTATGGCGCCAGTTCAATCTTATCCGTAGTGTGCGTGATGGTGACGTCTTTTGCGCATGCGAATGGGTAAAAAGTCGTTCCCAACTTCGCGTAAAATATCACCCCATCACCTTTGACTGCGTCCGGCATTACTCGTAGTAAAAGTCGTTCAAATGTACGTCATTCACGGTCGGCTCGACGTCTTCATCGGTTGTCGTATCCCATATCTCGACAAGGTTGGCCTGCCATGTGCAGGCCATGAAGTCCACTTCCTTCAGGTTTGCTATCCAAAAGGTTTTTGTAGGCGCGTCATCGACGAAGTGGATGGTGTTGATCATCCCTATGGGGAATATGCTGCCCGAACGCTCCCATTTTAGGCCATAGAAATTGCATTCAAGCCGCGTGCGGTACTTGCGATTGATCCACCAGTTGGCGATGGCGTTCTGGCGTTTGAACGTGAATGACTCGGTGTTATACCTGCGCCGGAACCATGTGCCTTGAGTCAGCGTGATGCCATCCGTTTCAAAGATTGCGCCTTTGTAGTTGGCACTTTCCGCGTCATCCATCCATATTTGGTCATCAACGTTCTTTTTGATGACCGGCGAAATCGTGTAGCGGTCGAAATCG